CAAACTAAAGAAGAAAACGAAGCTAAAAAGCAAAGAACTTATTTAGGAAACGGCAAGGTCGTTTGGAATAATGGAAGTATTGTAAATGCTGAAAAGCAAGATAAAACAGGATCTGCAGATGTGGTAAAAGAAGAAGAGCTTTCTGATCTACCATTCTAAATTAAATGGGAGCTTTGATAGCTCCCTTTTTTTTTATATCTTTAAATTTTAATGACAAAATAATTTTTAATGAAAGAAGTAACAGAAGAAAAAACCGTAGAAAATATGTCTATGGAATTTTACAGAGAGGAATGCGAAGTATTTACAGATGAAGTATTAGATTACCCACCTGTAGCTTTAAGCTATGGAGAAAAAACTTTATCGTCAAGTAAAGGTCAAAAGAAAGTACCAATACCAATAGGTACATATGGTAACTTTAGTTTTGTACAAGCACCAAGCAAGGTAGGTAAATCATTTTTTATGTCTCTATTAGCAGGTGTGTTTTTAAGCGGTGAGAACATATACGGTGGAGAAATAAAAGGACATAGGGACGGAAGATGTCTATTTCATTTTGATACAGAAATGGGTTTATGGCACGCACAACAGTCTTTTTTAAGAGTAGAAAAAATGGCAGGAGATATTGATTTTGGATGCTATAAAAAATATGCTTTAAGAAAGTTAGGATACAAAGATATGCTAACGTTTATAGAGTATATATTAAAAGAGAACGAGGGTAATAATGGACTCGTAGTAATAGACGGAATAGCTGATCTCGTTTTAGATGTAAATGATATAGCTGACGGTAATAGAGTTGTAAGAGAAATTATGAGATTATCAGCACAATACGACTGTCATATTATAACTGTCATTCATAGTAATTACGGTGGAAATAAAGCTACAGGTCATTTAGGATCAACCTTATATAAAAAATGTGAGACCGCTATAAGTTTAGAAAAAAGCACAACTCATAAGAATAGAATAGACGTTAAGTGTTTAATGAGTAGGGGTTATCCTTTTGAGAATTTTAGTATTGAAAGAAATAAATTTGACCTACCATATGTTGTAGGAGAACTATATGATCCTTTAAAAGATTATGTAAAAAAACAACCAAAAAATAAAGAAATACCTTTTTAAAATGTCTCACCTAATTAAAGAAACTGCAAAGAAGCATCAAACGTGGATTAACATTGTAAATTCGTTTGGATGTCCTAAGGAAATATCAGAAGATATTGTACAGGAAATGTATATTTATTTAATTAGATACGAGAAAGAGGGTAAGGATATATGGTTTGAAGACGGAGAAGTAAATTACTATTACATCTTTAAACAGTTAAGGGGTATTTATGTAGCATATATAAGACAAAATAGCAAGATCACAAAAGTTTCTTTAGATGAAATAAATAAACAATTTGAAGAAATAGATCCATTAATATATGAAGAACAGTATAATACTTTTTTAAACAATTATTTAAGGGCAGTCGATGATATTTATTGGTATGACAAGAAAGTGTTTGAATTAATAGCAAAAGGTAAGAGTATAGCGTCTTTAAGTAGGGATACAAATATTGGTTACTATTCTCTTTATAATACATATAACAAAGTAAAGAACAAACTAAAAGATGATTTATTATGAAACTCGGAAACCTAATTGAACTGATCACAACTTACACAGGAATTAAATGGCTTGTTAAAAAGATATGGGGAAAGGATTGTGGATGCGATGAAAGAAAGAATAAACTTAACGACGTAGAACTTTGGTAATTATGACTTTAGAAGATAGAGTAACTTGGGAAGATTTTAAAGCGAATGTAACAAATAGATTAACTCCTGAATATAGGAAAATACTTTGTAAATTACACGCACAATACTACAATCACAAATACAATGAACCCTGCACTTGTAATGGAAAAATTTACAAGATGTGGATAGCAGATATAGATAGAGTTTATGGTGGGTAAAATACACAAGTTAGAACAAGCAATAGTACATATATTAAACCTTGACGGTTGGAAGCTTAAATGGACTGGAGAGGGTTCACAAAGTTGGGATGCAGAGGGATTAACTCCTAAAGGCAAGGAGTGTGTTATAGAAATGAAGTTTAGAAATAAACACTATGATACAAAAATGCTTGAACAGTTTAAATACGACAAGCTAATAGCCACAGGTAAGGTTGCTTTATACTTTGTCAATGACCCAAAGGCAAACTATTTGTTTTGGTTAAATGATATAGAATTACCAACACCAGTAAATAAGTACTGCCCAGAAACTACAATGTGGGGTAACAAGAAAGTCTTAAAACCCTGCTATTTATTAGATGAAAAAGATGCAATAATAATTAACAAAAATGTTGGTAGTTAATAACTTTTTTACTATCTTTGAGTATCAAACAGTAAGACAAACACAAAATGAAAAATTTAAGTAAAGCAGCAAGATTAGGTAAACAAATGAAAAATATTTGTATTTTTTCAGTAGTAATAGTTTTATGTTACTTTGTAGGAAGAACATTGGCAAGTTTAATACTAAACGTATAATGAGAAGCACACAACCACACTACGACAATGGCAATAGCTACGATGTAATAGATGTTATTAATGATTATAACATAAACTTTTGTAGGGGAAACATAATAAAGTATGTTATACGAGCAGGAAAAAAGAAAGATGAATTACAAGACTTGTTAAAAGCACAAGATTATTTAAATAGAGAAATAGAATTAATAAGAAAAAACAAATAGAGATGGAAAGATTTGATAATGAATTAGATGAATATTTACGAAAAGATGACAAAGAAAGCGAATGTCAAGAATGTGGAACACCGATACAAAAAGAATTCGGATATTGTAGTTGGGACTGCCACTCCGCATCAATGAGGTAATTAAAAAAAAAAGACAATGAAAATATTTTTATTAATAATATTATGGATAGCAGTAGCCCGAGTATTTATGTGGGTTGGAAAAAGAATTTTTAATGACAAAAATAAATTTTACGAATAATGATTTTACTTGTAGATGCAGACAGCTTAATTTTTGCAAGTTGTTATAGGAAAAGAGAACTACCAGGGGATAATCCATATCACGAAGATATTAAATTTGCATCAGCAAAGTTTGATGAAAGTCTAATGAGAATAGTGAATGACTTAGAAGAACTTTACGAGATTGATAAGGTACTTATATTTAGCGGATCAAAAGGTAATTTTAGAAAACTGATTACAAATAAATACAAAGCTAACAGAAAGAAGAATAAGTTACCACCTCTATTAAATGATATGCATAATTGGGTTAAAGAGAATCACAACTCTATTTATGGTTATGGAGTAGAAACAGATGATATGGTTGCAAGGTATTGGTACGATCTTTCAAATGAATTAGGAAGAGATGAGGTTATGATTGTTTCAATAGATAAAGACTACAAACAGTTTCCCTGTTTAATGTACAACTACCATTATAAGCATAAAGTAGTTTATGACATTACAGAAGATGAAGCATTGTATAATTTCTATGAGCAAATGATTATAGGAGATACTGCCGACAATGTAAACTATTTTAAAGGTAAAGGTAGAAAGTTTGCAGAGAAGTACCTGCAGGATTGTTATACTAAATATCAATATACAAAAAGACTTTACCAATTATTTATAGAAGCATATAAAGGTAAAGCGAGACAAAGGTACATAGAGTGCTATAATTTATTAAAACTAAAAACAGATTAAAATGAAAGTATTTAAAATTAATGACATTAAAGAATTATTAAAAGAGAAAAACCTATTAGAATTTAATAGAGAAATAAGTTTAAGGCATACTGCTTCAATATTTGAAAGTATAGAACAATGCGGTATATTAAGATTGCCGATCATAGGAGACATATCAGATTTCGATACAAGAAATTATGTTATTGTTGATGGTCAGCATTTATGTAAAGCATTATCATTAAACCCCAAAAAATATACAGAAGTAGAATGTATTGTAAAAAAATACAAAACTAAAGCAGAGGTTATTAAAGATGTATCTAAACTCAATAACGTTCAAAAGACTTGGAATGATGAAAACTATCTAAATGCTTGGTATAAATTTGGAAAAGATAACATAGAATATTTTAGCAATTACGCTTATTTATGGAATACATACAATAATATATTTGATGGATTGCCTTGTGGTTTTCTTGTAGATCTATATGCAACAAATAAACAGTCTTTTAGAGAAGGTAAGTTAGAGTTTAGAGATGTACAGTTTAGTGATAGGTTAGCTCAAATATCTTATATGTTAAAACAAGATTATAATAAAGGTGCTTTTACATTACAAGGTTTAAGGAAGTGGGCTTTTGAAAGAAAATACAGAGAGTTAAAAGATATTGACTTTGTAAAATTAGAAAGTAGATTAAAACTTTCTTTAAGAAATAGTGAGGATAAAAAATGCAATGGAAGAGATGACTTTGCAGAATTTATAGATATAGTATATAAAAGATTATAAAATAAGATATGGAGAAATTAATTAAAATTCACGAATACGTAAACAAGGTTTATGGTATTGATATTATGAATCAAACAAGAGTAAGAAAATACACAGAAGCAAGAGCATTGTTTTATTTAATTGCTAGAAATTCAACTAACTTGACTTATAAAATGATTGGAGAATATATTGGAAAAGATCACGCTTCTGTAATTCACGGTTTAAAAAATATATCTAGGTTTTTAGATAAAGAATTAATTGCAGAGGCTTGTAAAAGATTTGGTCTTGAAGATGAAATGCCAAGAGATACAATATCTTACCTACAAATGAAAACAAAACAATTATCGGAACAATTAGA